GAGCGCCGCCACGGTTGGAGGAGCGGAAAGCATTGCGGTCGTTACCGGGTATGGCAGCAAAGCGAAAGGTGCTGTCGGCTGTTGGCTGGTGCTCACGGAACGTGATGAAAAAATGCACATTTTAGGCGTTCAGGCTGTTTGCGTAGATGGAGAAACCATCAAAGCGGATACGTTTTATATGCTGAAAAACGGCGCGATTATAGAGGTGGATGAATAATGAAAGACAAGAAGCTGTTTCGCAAGCTGATGGATTTGGTTCTCGAAAAAGAACCGGAGAGCGGCGTAGAGGTGAATGTATCTAGTTTGGATTGCACTTTCGGAGTATGGATTTTCAAAATGAAGGGTGGAAAGCCTGACGGCGTAAAAGCTCATTACACGCCAATCTCCGGAGACGACAGTTGGTATAAGTGGCAGGGCGATTTACCGGAGCGCGTAAGCATCGAAGAAGTGTTGGAGGCACTGCGCAATGCGTGATACTATTACCGGATGCCCCGAGCGGGCGTTAGAGCCGCCGGAGAGGGCAGATCAGGAGCGGCTTAACCGGTTGCAGGATATGCGGGAAGCCGAGACTGCTATTGGCTTGTATCTGGAAGATTACACGGATTTGTTTCCGCAGGAAATCAAGAGCTTTCTCGATGATTTGAGAATGGCGGTTTGTGACTTTGAGCAGGAGGATGAAGAATGAGTGACAATCTGACGCTGTATAATGCGCTGCGCACAGTGCCGCAGACAGCAAAAAAGGAGATTCAGGCCGGAAAACTGAAAGGTTTTACCGACATTAACCCCATGTGGCGAATTAAGGCGCTGACGGAGCAATTCGGGCCGTGCGGCATGGGCTGGAAAACCGAGATTGTCAAACAGTGGCTTGAAACGCATGACGGCGTTGTGTGTGCATTCTGCAATATCAATCTGTTTGTCAAGGTGGAAGGCGAATGGTCTGACGCTATTCCGGGCACGGGCGGCAGTCAGTTTGTTTCGCAGACCAGAAACGGCCCGCAGGTATCAGACGAATGCTGGAAGATGGCATATACTGACGCTATCTCGGTTGCTGCAAAGATGCTCGGCGTTGGCGCAGATGTATACTGGAACGATGATAGCGTGCGAGAAGATCAGACTAAGTATTCTGGAGAAGCCGAGCGGGCAGGTACGGATAAGCTGATTAAACGCGATTGTCAGGCATTTGCGCACATACTACAACAGGTCTACGGCAATGACAAGGCACAAGAACACCTTATGCGACTTACCGGCTGCCGTACTACGTCCGAGGTAACGTATGACGAATATCATTTTGCGCTTAAAAAAATCGAGCGGGAGCTGGCGCTGCAAAAGCCGCCAGAAGATGTGATTGGTGAGGTGGAAACAACCACCATTAAGAAGATTGCAAAAGCGCTGGGCGCAACCACGAAAAAGCAGTTTGAAGAAACCATCGGTTTTCCGCTGGATGATCTTCCGAAACTGAAAATGAATGATTTCGGCGCATTGATGGTAGAGCTGAACAAGAAGATGGACGATAAAGACCATCAGAAGGCAATGGAGGCTATGCCATGACGCATGAGTTTGATCATGCGCAGGTAATACACAACGATCTCGGAAATTGGTTGTGTCTTCACATCAGCAATGCACCTATGGCACGAGTTGAGTGCGAAAAACTCAAAGATGGTAAGGTGTATACCGCCAAGATCGCGCCTAAGCAGGAAAGACGAGACCTTGACGCAAATGCGATGTACTGGGCGCTGTGCGGAAAACTGGCTAAGGCCATGGGTGAACCACCGGAGTGCATTTACAGACGACATATCAAAGACATTGGCAACTATGAAGTACTGTGTATGCAGACACAGGCAGTAGCGAGTTTCGGTCAAAAGTGGACGAGCAACCATATTGGAAGATTTATTGAAACCAGAGCATCGAAAATCAACGGTTGCACAACAGTGCTTGCGTATTATGGTTCAAGCGATTTTGACAAGAGGCAAATGTCCCAGTTGATTGACAACTGCATTCAGGATTGCAAAAACGCCGGAGTGGAAACCGCGTCACCCAGCCTGTTAAGCGAGTTGAAAGACGAGTGGGAGACCGGAAGAAAGGAACGCTGCGTATGAGGTTTACGACATACAAACGCTTTGTACCAGCGGACTGGAAAATAGGCTATCGCTTCGCCTGCTGGGCACGGAATCACAGCGGATGGGCGAAGATGAAGAAAGACTACAGACGAAGGGCAAAGCGCAGGTTGGAACGCGCGGCGAGAAAGGACATGGAAGAATGAGACGGCAGACCAAGTTTACCGGCATTAGTCCGGCTGTCTGGAAGGAATGCTATGACCGAGACGGCGGTATCTGCCGACACTGTGGAAAGGGTGGTGTGCTGCAGGCTTGCCATTTTGTATCGAGAGCACGCGGAGGCATGGGCATTCCGACGAATTTAGTCATGCTGTGCCCGGAGTGCCATCGGGAGATGGACCAGGGCGACGGCAAGGAAATCAAGCGGGAAATGCGGGAGTACCTGCAAAGCCTCTACCCACTGTGGGACGAGGGAAAGCAGAAGTATACCAAGGAGACAGGGAGATGAAAGTTGATTTAGAAAAATATCGGAAATACATCGAAACCCGGATTGCGGAAGGCGCGAGCTTGCGAATGCTTGAGAACGAAATCGGAATTGAGCGACAAAAACTCTCAAGAGAGATGAAAAAAGCAGGCATGAGAGTTCCTACGCGAATTGAAAGCGTGAAATTCCTGTGGAAAAATCATAAACATCCGCACATTGGGAAAACCGGTAGCTTGTGCCCGACGTACGGACGCAAGATGTCAGATGAAACCAAACAAAAGCTGAGAGAAGCAATGGCTGGAGATAAAAATTATCACTGGTCCGGAGGAAGAAAGAAACACTCAAGCGGGTATATTCTTGTATATCGACCAGACAACCACTTAGCAGATAAACACGGGTTTGTGCTGGAACATAGGCTTGTAGCTGAACAGAAATACGGAAGAAAGCTGACATCTTCGGACATTGTACATCACATTGACGGCAATAAGACAAACAACAATCCAGAAAATATCGTGGTTCTGACCCGATCAGAACATGCGAAATTGCATAATGGATTGAAAAAATGCAACAAACGGAGGAATACAAGTGCTTAACAAGATCGTTTTACAAGGAAGATTAACAGATAATTTGGAATTGCGACACACGCAGTCTAATACGGCTGTAGCAAGCGGTACGATTGCGGTACAACGCAGCAGAAAGGATAACAACGGAGAATATCAGAGCGACTTCTGTTCCGTTGTCCTGTGGGGCAAGTTGGCAGAGCACGCAAGCACATGGTTCCACAAGGGCGATATGTGCATTGTTTCCGGCCGTTTGGAAAGCCGCGATTGGCAGGACAAGAACGGCAATAAGCGTCGATCGTGGGAAGTACAGTGCGAAAGCATCGACTTCTGCGGCGGCAAGAGCGAGGGCAAGCCGAAGGAGAACAGCGATTTTATTCCGACCGACGAGGCGGACGATGACGAACCGCCGTTTTAACAGGTGGTGAGGGACGATGAACGGGCACATAAAACTGCACCGTGCGCTTACGGAGTGGGGATGGTACAAAGACCTCCCCACCTGCAAGCTATGGCTGCACGTCCTGCTGAGAGCCAATTACAAGGCTTGTGAGTGGAAGGGGATAGAAATACCGCGTGGTGCGTTTGCAACAAGTTATGCGGAACTCGCGGTGGAAAGCGGGCTGTCTGTGCAGCAGGTACGGACGGCGCTCGGTAAACTGAAAAAGACCGGCGAAATCACGGTGGAAACCAATCGGCACTATACAGTTATCACGGTTAGCAAGTACGACGAGTACCAGAGCACCGAACGCGACGAAGTGACGACACCGGCAAAATGTTCGCCAAAGCCTAAACCGAAGCCCAAAGCCCAAGAAGCCGATAAGAAACTCGACCTAACAGAACGATTCTCGGAGCCGGTATGTTCGGCGGTTCAAGATTGGATTAGATACAAGAAGGAGCGCAGGGATGCATACGAGCCAACTGGTCTCAGAAACCTTCTCACGATGATTGAAAACCGCGTAAAGCAGAACGGCGAACAGGCAGTAGCCGAGGTTATCCGGCTGAGCATGTCGCAGGGTTGGAAGGGTATCATTTGGGACAGAATCGGAGACAAGCCGAAGAAAACCAAAACGGATGCGCCGATGTTTGACGGTGCGCCCGCCGCCAGTGACTGGGAAAATGAGTGGGCGGCACGAGTGAAAGCCAGCAGAGGTGAAAGATGAAATTTGTAATCAAAGGCCCGCTGCCGGGACTGAATGAGCTGATCGAGGCGGAACGGCGCAACCGGTACTTGGGCGCACAGCTCAAGAAGAAGTGCGAAACCGTTGTGATGCACGCGGCAAGACAACTCGGTGGTGCGGAGTTTGAAGAACCGGTGTACATGATTTATCGCTGGTACGAGAAAGACCGGCGGAGGGATAAAGATAATATTTGCGCGTTCGGGCGCAAGGTTATTCAGGATGCGTTGGTGAAAGCACGGTTCCTTAAGAACGACGGGTGGAAGAATATCCGAGGGTTTGAGGATCACTTTGAGGTGGATTCCAAACACCCGCGGGTTGAGGTTGAAATTATAGGAGCGGATGAGGATGAAACAGGTTAAATGCGAGTTGTTCTGCGATAATTTCCAGAACTACAAGCGTTACGGGATTCCGAAAGCACAGCTTGTGATTGCGGATATTCCGTATAACATCGGTGAGGACGCATACGGAAGCAATCCAATGTGGTATGTCGGCGGCGACAACAAGAACGGAGAAAGCGCAAAGGCGAAAAGCAGCTTTTTCCGCACGGACGGCTATTTCAAGATTGCCGAATATATGCACTTCTGCAACCGGCTTTTGAAGAAAGAGCCGAAGGAAAAGAACGCTGCACCGGCGATGATTGTATTTTGCGCGTTCGACCAGATGCAGACGGTGATGGAGTATGGCAGACGGTACGGGTTCAAGAACAGCTACCCGCTGTTTTTTACGAAGCCGTATTCCGCACAGGTGCTTAAAGCGAATATGCGCATTGTGGGCGCAACCGAATTTGCGGTTGTACTGTATCGCGACAAGCTACCGAAGTTTAACAACGGCAGGCAGTACGACGAGGACGGCAAGGTCATTCGCGGAAGCGGAAAGATGGTGTTTGACCATATCGACTGGGAACGGGACGGCAGAGAGATTCCCAAGCTGCACCCGACGCAGAAGCCGGTGAAGGTACTGAAAAAGCTGATTGAGATTTTCACAGACCCGGGCGACACGGTAATTGACCCTTGCGCCGGAAGCGGTTCAACGCTCAGAGCGGCGCGGGAGCTGGGAAGAAACAGCTATGGGTTTGAACTGGATAAGCAGTTTTACCGGCTTGCCAAAGATGAAATGCTGAAAGAACCGGAAACGGTGCAGATTGGATTGGAAGGTGTGGTATGAAAATCTGCAAGACCTGCAAGTGGTGCGAGCCGTTCTGCGGTGTCTGCTGCAACGGTGACAGCGAACACCGGGCGGATTTCCGGTTAGAGGATGATCAGTGCGAGGAATGGGAGGAAAACGATGGATGATATTACGTACATGGATTGCTGGCTCTATATAGCGCCTTTAATTCCCATTAAGGCCGATACGTATTCGAAGGACGTGTATGTGATGACTTTTCGAGCGCTGAAAGAAGCGGAAGAAAGAAGGGTGAAGGAAAACGATGTGGAGTGAAAACTGTAATTGGGCAAACAGGACAAAGGAAATTTGCCCATTCTTGCTGGCAGACAAGGATAAAAGATTTTCTGCCGAGTGTGTGCACGAGAACTGCGCGTGGTATTCCACAGAACGCGGAGAATGCGCCGTAAAGGTTATTGCGAGACAGGAGGAAAACGATGGCGATAAGTAAGAAAATCCGCGAAGAAGTATACCGCAAATACGACGGGCACTGTGCTTATTGCGGCAGAGAGATTGCATACAAAGATATGCAAGTAGATCATTTTCTCCCACGGAGGGCATGGAGAATTGAAGATGCGGGGACAGATGATATTTCGAATCTCATGCCGTCCTGTCGAATGTGCAATCATTACAAGCGAGCCAATACGCTGGAAACATTCCGGCGCTACATCGCGGAAATTCCGAAAAAGCTGCGCGAAAATTACATCTATAAGGTTGGCGTAGTTTACGGGAATGTGATCGAGAATGAAAAGCCGATTGAGTTTTACTTTGAGAAGCAGAAAAGTGCAACTCATTTGGGAAAAGGGTGCGAAAATGGCTGATCACGAAAAGATTAAAACCTGTTTTGCGCAAATCATCGTAAATAACAGTGAGGACAAGCCGTATTACAGCATTATGTACTGGGAAAACGGTGAAATGAACATCGGCTTCAGCTCGTATAAGTTGGATTATGTACGGCGGTGGCTGAACGAAGAATTTGAAGTAAAGCGTAATGTAGATGTTGTGCCGGTAGTGCGGTGCAAGGACTGTAAGTACGCATATATCAATAGATTTTCGGTCGCTTCGGGGGTTGTCTTTTGCTCTTCAAGTATGAAAGCGATGCAGGAAGACGATTTTTGCAGCGACGGCGAGAGAAGGGACGGAGGCGCAGACAATGATTGAACTGAAACCTTGCCCGTTCTGCGGGAGTGACAGAATTACGGTACAGTATCTATATTTTAGACCTTATATCCTTTGCGAGAAATGTCATGCGCAAATTCCTTGTTATAATAACTATCCAGATGCGAAAGAAGCGTGGAACAGGAGGGCAAGCAATGATTGAGCTTAAACCCTGTCCGTTTTGTGGAGGAAAAGCGACTGTTCAAGGTAAGCACACCGAAACATACGACGTTTGGGCGAACCACCCCGTTTTGCGTGCTAAGTATCGTGTTGGCTGTGAAAAGTGTGGAATTTATTTCTGGCAGTTGCACGAAATCCAATTGACAGATGGCCAACCCGCTGTTATTAAAAACGGATATGACGAAGCTGCCGAAGCATGGAACAGGAGAGCAGACAATGCGTGAAATCACCAAAGCCGACATGGACAAGCCGATTGAACCGAAAATGGCGCGTGACGCTGTTACAGCGGTGCGCGATATAGCTGCGTATTTAACGGTGGGTGAGTGGTGCTTGATTATGGCAGGCGTGAAGAAAGCCGTTGAGAGAATGACACAGGAGGAAGACGATGAAGTTTAAGAAAGACGGGAAGGTATTCGACCTTGCGGAAGCAATTTTTGAGTATTGCAAGACCGCTGAATGCTCTTTTTGCTCTATATGCGATGCCGTGAAATATACTTGCGGTAACGAAGCAAAAGACCTTGCTGATTTGATGGGCTTTGAAGTAATCGACGAGCCGACTATCGGAGAGATTGTAGCAAAGCACAGTGAGGACGATACGCCCACCATTGCCGAGACGGCCGCAAAGCGCAGCGAGGCCGCAAAGCGCAGGCTGACCCGTGCGGACATCCTGCACGCGGCGGAGAAGTGCGTATGCGGACAGCGCGAGCAGGACTACGGCACGCCGGAGGATAATTTTGAGACGATCGCAGAACTTTGGAAAACATACCTCAGGCGCGCGTGCGTGGATGAGGCGGGCGGTGTGTATATCGACGCGAACGACGTTGCCATGATGATGGCGCTGCTCAAGATTGCACGCATTGCAGCAGGCGGCGGAAAGGCTGACAGTTGGATTGATCTTGCAGGCTATGCGGCGTGTGGGGCGGAATGTGAGGGAGTAACGGAATGACCATATCTGAAATCGCCGCTTAGATGGGCGTTACACCGGAAACGCTGGTGCAGGAGGTTATTGCGCGGGAATCGGTCAAGTTTCAATGGCTTGTAATTTTGGGCGCACTGGCGATAGGTTTATCAATTTTTATCCTCTTGGCTTGTGTCATATGCAACAGCGAAGGGGTACCGGTGTTTGGTTTATACACTGCCTGCGGATTGATTTTTGTCGGTGTGATGTTGCTCACGAACGTGATCGGCTTGATTGCATGGAAAACCGCGCCGGAAACCACGGCGAACCAGTATATTGTTGAACATTATGGAGGAATAGAAAAATGACACCAACTGTTGTATTTGATTTTGACGGTGTTATTCACAGTTATACTTCCGGGTGGAAGGGGAAAACGGTTATTCCCGACCCACCGGTGCAGGGAATTCGTGAGGCGATTAACGACATTCGGAAATTGTACCGGGTAGTTGTTGTATCGACCCGCTGCGATACACCAGACGGCATTATGGCCGTAAAGGAATATCTGGCCAAGCACGACATTGTTGTTGACGATGTGATGAAGGAAAAACCGCCTGCGATTGTGTATGTTGACGACCGAGCTATTTGTTTTGATGGAAATCCGCACGGATTACTTGATAAAATCACGGAATTTGAACCATGGACGGCAAAAGCGATGAGGAGAATAAAAAATGACGATTAATAGAGCGATTGAATGCGCGGAATTGATGTCGCGCAAGATGGTACCGCGTGACTTTGATAACGACGAGGATAGATGCGTGTTCGGTATGATTTGCGCCGATGCTTTGCATCTAATGAAAACACATGGAGAAAAAACGAAACTGGGAAGTGAACCAAACGAGCCTGACCCCGATACAAACACATGGCAGGAGCGCATGAAGCGCGAGTACCACGAGACGAAGGAACGCTATGAAAAGCTGAATCGGCTACTTGTTAAGCACGCGGCGGGCACGCTTGATTTTACGCTGAAATGCCCTATCGAGCTGCTAAAAGCACAGCGTGAGCACATGTCTGACTATCTGTATACGTTGGAAATCCGTGCGGAGATTGAGGGAGTGAACCTGTATGATTGACCTGCATAAACTGGACAAGTTCCGGCTGAAAGACAGAGAACGCGAGTTTTACGGCTGCACCGGCGACAGCGGGAACGGCGTTTTCAAGGTGTATGTTGGCGGCAAGTCGTTCCGGGTAATTGCAAGCAATGGCATGGGCTGGGAGCACGTCAGCGTTTCGCCCGGCTCTGCACAGCGCAAGTGCTGCCCGACATGGGACGAGATGTGCGCGATTAAGGATATGTTTTTCGGCGAGGACGAGCGCGTTATGCAGTTCCACCCGCCTAAGTCGGAGTACATCAATAATTATCCGTACTGTCTGCACCTGTGGAAACCGGTAGATACGGAGATTCCGCACCCGCCGATGATTTGTGTTTGAAGGAGGAAAACGATGAACGTAGTAAGTGAAGATGTTGCAAAGCTCGTGGAAAATGAACTGGAAGCTGCAAATGAGCGGTTCCCGCAGTTCCACTCGGAGCACGAGGGTTGGGCGGTAATGCAGGAAGAAGCCGAGGAACTGCAAGAAGAATGCGCCAGTATCGAAATGGCAATGGAGCAGCTATGGCACCGCATCCGTGATGGTATCCAGACGGCGCAGCATGTGGCTCTCGTTGGGCAGTACGCCGAAGCAGCAGCTTGCGAAGCTATACAGGTGGCGGCGATGGCGAGAAAGTACCTTGACATGTTGGAAAGAGAGGAATGAAATGAAAAAAAATGCTTTAATCGTTCTGTCTATCGTAGCAGCACTGGTACTCATGATTGTTGCTGCATTTGTGTCGGCTAATAACCGCGCAGTATCAGCAGAAGAACAGGTAAATTCGGCGGCAGCCGATGTGCAGGTGGTGGAAAAACGCCGTGTTGATCTCGTTTACAATCTGGTGGACGCCGTAAAGTCCTATCAGACCTATGAGAGCGACACGCTGACGAAGATTACGCAGGCTCGCACTGCTGCTGCATCGGGCAAGATAGAAGAAGCACAGGTTACGTTAAATGCTGTTGCGGAGCAGTACCCGGAACTCAAGGCAAACGAAAATTACAAGCAACTCATGACCGAACTTGCGCTGACCGAGAACCAGATCGCGCAGTACCGCAACAACTACAATCAGCAGGTACGGGCATACAACAAGCTGGTACGGTCTTTCCCGACCGGTTTTCTGCTGAGGGTAATGAACTATCAGACAATCGACACGACCTACACGGACTACGATGCACCGGAAGATGCTCCGCAGAACCTGTTCGGTGACAGCGATGGAGATTAAGCCTCGTGAAATGGCATTCAGCGTTGCGATCGTGTTTGTTATGCTGGCGCTGGGCTTCCTGCTCGGCAGTAAAATCGGTGACCATATTGCCGAAGAAAACGAGAAATTCACCACGGCAGCGCAGATCACAGACGATGAGCAGTTTCAGTACGCGCTGGCTACCGATTTCGGAAACGTCATCGCCTACGGCGATCTGATCGCTGAACAGCCTGTTTCGGCTGATGATTTAGATGGCGAATATGCGCAGCTGACCAAAATCACGGAGCAATATACCATGCACACGCGCGTTGTAACCTCTACGGACGGAAAGGGTCACACATACACTCGCACCGAGGTGTATTGGACTTGGGACGAGATTGACCGGGAGAAAGACAGCACAGAAACATACATGTTCATGGGTGCATCATTCCCGGCGGATAAGTTTTCCGTTACAGCGCACCAACAGGGCGATACAATCTATGACAGTAGGCTTGTGCGGCATTATTACGAAGCTGTGGATGCAAATATGGTTGGCAGTATACATACGCAAATTAAAGATCATATGATTGCAGACAACAACAGGTTTTATACGGACGCAGAACCACAGGCGATTGTAAACCTTGCTATAAGACAAGGTAATATTGCTATCATCTTGTTCGGTGTATTATGGATTGCTCTGACCGGTGGCACGGTATATGGTTTCTGTGCACTGGAAAACAGGTGGCTGGACGGATGATGTATAGTCCGGAAATGCGAAAATACCTGAAAGAAATCAATCGCTATTTGATTTGGAGGTACGGAAATGGCGAAGAAAAAGAAAGTCAACCCATACCGAATACCGGCGACGCAGGGCGACATAGAAAAAGCCAAACGCGACGCAACGAACACGGCGGTTGCGTCTACAGGGGCAATTATGTTTAGCGTTCTACGGGATAAAGAAGGGTACGACTATGACCGATTACGGCGGATATGGGACGAAACAAACTACCTCGCAGACAGCATCGCCCGAAAATACGTTAAAATCGACGATCTGATTGAAGAACTGCGGGAGAATGGAATAGCATTAGCATGAAAAAGAAAAGCGAATGCGCTGGGTGCGCATACTGGCGGGTACTTGGTACAAGCCAAGGGTCTAAGCTATGGGCGTGTCATTATTTGATCGACACGGGGAAATCGCGCGGATGTGAACCGGGTGTGGGTTGCGTCCGCAAGGCGGCGAGAATCAGCCGCCGCAGGCGATATACACAGCATGGTATGGAGGAGGTAGTGGCACACGACGACTAAAGAATGGCTCAGACGAGGGATTGATCTGGAAAAATCAATCTCTGCGTTGGAAGAAGCACGAGTAAGGGCGTGGACACGGGCGACAAGCGCAACGGCGACGATCAAGGACACGCCGGGTGGCGGCGGTGACGTGACCGCAAACAAGGCGGATGCGTATCTTGCCCTGTCCGAGAAGATACAGAGAGAGCAAGAACGGCTTGCACTGATTAAGGCTGAGATTATCAGCACAACGGCTAAGGTACAGGATGCGGCGCTGCGGGCGCTGCTGATCGAGCACTATGTAAACGGTCGGACGTGGAGAGAGACCGCCGAGAGAATGAATTACAACGAAGTGCACGTTCGCGGAAAAATGCACGCACGGGCGTTGCGGGCAGTAGAACATATACGCACAGGTTGTGCATAAAGCTGTGGAAAACGGGCTACACAATACTACAAAGAATGGTGGTATAATGATATCGTGATAAAAGCCCTAAAGGGCGGAATCACGGAGTTTCGTTCCTCCGCTTTCAACCCGCCGAAAGGCGGGTACACGCCCGAAAGCCTGCGTGAGGGCTGACGGGTGACAAGCCTTTCTGTTTAACCCCAAACACCTTTAAAGCGGTGGGGAGACCTGCCGCTGACCTGCTCCAAAGTCTGCATGAGGGCAGAGAAGCAAAACGCCTTTCGCGGAACGAAGGCATTGATTATCCTTTCTATTCTTTCGGCGTGTCTTTTGCGCGGCACGCCGATATGCTCCAAAGCCTGCATGAGGGTGACGGAGTAATAACATATACGCTAAAATTGAGAATGTGTTGCGGTGTCTGCGGGCAACAGTCACCGCAAACATGCCCGGATGGCTGCGTGAGGCCGGACGGGTAACGTATGGAATCTTTTTAGCCAAGGGCAACATGGCGGAATTTTGGCAAGCCTTGCATGGTGGACAACGTGCAAGGCAATCTGTTCCCGAAGCTGCATGAGGCAGAGGGAGCAAAACGCCTCCAACGAGGACGATGATATTCTGACAGCTCGGAAAGACGAGCACTGTTTCCGAACAATGCTGGACTGCTGCAACAGTTCGGCAGAGTTTCGCGGGTGCTTGCAGGCACGCCGCAACCGGGGTCGCTCCCCGCTGTAACCTTACGAGGAAATCAGCCGGATTACAGACCGATAGCAACTGCGACACGACGGAGAGCAACGCCGAACAGCCCATAATGAGAGGGCGAGTGCTACCGGATAAGCACTCACACGGACTTAGAGAGCCGAGAGCAAAACAACCGGTACAAAGTTACAAAGCCGATACGGCGCTTTCGGGTGGCTAAGTACACGCCACGAAAGAGCACCAGTCTGTTTATCTCTTGCAATAAACAACCTAATCATCAGGACGGAAACACAAGCAAACTTGCGAAAGTGAGGTTATTACCTCTCTGAATTTCATACAACCGTTCTGGACAGCCGGGAAACCGTCGGTAAAAGCCCGACGTACAGACGCGACGATAGCGTTCATACCTCCCTGTGGAGGTATACCGGTTTGCATAGTGCTGAAAGCGGGTGCGAGTCCTGCGAAACCGAAACAGTCGTAAATATGGTAAACCCCGCTCACCTTATGGCTTTGGTGATCGGGGTTTGCTATGCTATTTAGAAAATACTCTGACGCGGGTGCGTGAGCCGGGCGGTGAAAAGACCTATTAAAACTGGCGATCTGAAATTCGCGCGGATTGGGAAAGGGTCAAAGGAATATTTAGGCAGAACTATAGGAGACTAACTAAACACGAAAAGGATTATCTGCAAAGATAGTCCTTTTCGTTGCATAAATAAAAGGAGGTGAACTGCATGAAGGCAATCAGAAGAGCAGCACGATCTATCGGAACTCGCGTCCGTAACTTTGTTTCGGGTCGTCGGGAAGCAGGCGCTTCCCGCGCGCGGTCGTCCTCGGCCTGATGAAAAAACACTCAAAAGTACGCCGACCGGGAATAGCGTCCCAGCCGGTTTTCTTTTGGGAAAGGGAGGGAAAAGTAAATGCCAAGAGGCAGACCAAAGAAACAAATCGACCTTGAAGCGGTGCGCGAGCTGGCAAGCGAGGGCAACACGCAAGAGGAAATCGCAAGAGCATTAGGCTTCGCGCGTGCGACCTTTGCGAATCGCAAGGATGTGACCGAAGCATATTATAAAGGCATGGCCGAAATGAAGCTGAGCCTGCGGCACTGGCAGTTTAACGCTGCTCGTGGCGGTAACATCCAGATGCTTATCTGGTTGGGCAAGCAGTACCTCGGACAGCGCGACGCAGTAGAGGAAAAGATCGAAAGCGAAGGCGTGAAGGTGATTATTGATGTCTGAGTTGAAGCTCTCGCAGATCATCGGACCGGCATTTTACGCCGTTGCGCACGATGTGTTTGAGCATGGTCACACACATTACGATGAGAGCGGCGGCCGGGGCTCGCTGAAATCGTCGTTTGTGTCGATTGTCGTTCCGCTGCTGCTTATCCACAACCCCGGAACGCATGCGCTTGTGTTACGCAAGGTTGCAAACACCATCCGCGATAGTGTATACGCACAGTATGTATGGGCAATTGGTGAGCTGGGCATGGATGACTACTGGGACGCGAAAGTATCGCCGATGGAGCTGATATATCGCCCGACCGGACAGAAAATCATGTTTCGCGGCGCTGATGACCCGATGAAAATCAAGTCAATCAAGGTTCCGTTTGGTTATATTGCTGTTACGCATTTCGAGGAGAAAGACCAGTTCGCAGGACGCGCGGAAATCCGAACGATCTTGCAGTCTACAATGCGCGGCGGTGATAAGTATTGGAACTTTGAGAGTTATAACCCTCCGATCAGCCGCGACAACTGGGCGAACAAGGACAGTTTAGAAGAACGCCCTGACCGTCTCTGCCACCGCAGCACGTACCTTGAAGCGCCGCGCGAGTGGTTAGGCGATCAGTTTATTTATGAGGCGGAGCACCTAAAACTGACGAACGAGCGAGCGTATCAGCATGAATACCTCGGCATTCCGGTCGGCACGGGCGGCAACGTCTTTGAAAACCTTGAACTGCGAGAAATCACAGACGATGAGGTGGCAACGTTCGATCATATCTATCAAGGCGCTGACTGGGGATGGTTCCCCGACCCGTTCGCTTTTATCCGCGTTCACTACGACAGGGCGCGTGAGACGGTGTATTTTATCGATGAGATATACAAAAACAAGCTGAGTAACGAGGAAAGCGCCGGTATTATCATGGAGCGCGGCTATAATGATACGTTTATCACCTGCGACAGTGCAGAGCCAAAAAGCGTTGCAGACTACCGCGCTATGCGACTGCCTGCCAAAGAGGCCGTGAAGGGCCCCGGCAGTGTCGAGTACGGCATGAAGTGGCTACAGCGCAGGACACTTGTCATCGACCGCAAGCGAACGCCGCACGCCTATGATGAGTTTGTGAACTATGAGTATGAGCGCGACAAGGACGGCGAGATCATCAGCGGCTATCCAGATGAAAAGAACCATCTGATTGACGCCACGAGATACGCCCTTGAGCGCGTTTACAGAAGAATGGGAGTGATTGCTTGACGATCATTGAAAAACTGAAAGAGCTCGGCTATAACACAATCGCCCCCGAGTTTTACGGTAAGGTTGCGGAGTGGCGCAGCTGGTATGTGGGTGATGTGAAGTCATTCCACCATTACAAGGTGCGGAACTGCGGCCGAACCGTGCATTGCAAGCGATATACGCTCGGTATGGCCAAGAAGTTAGCCGAGGACTGGGCGAACCTACTCATGAACGAAAAGGTGAAAATCACCTTGGAGGGCGAGAAAGAACAGGCGTTCATCGACCGCATCTTTGAAGAGAACAACTTCGAGGTAAAGGCGAACGAGATGCAGGAAATGAAGTCTGCACTGGGTACGGTCGCATACATTCCGCGTGTTGTCGGTGCAGTGTCGGACGGCGAACAGCCTATTGTAGGCGCAGCAAACGGCATTCAGATTGATTATGTGACTGTAGAGCACATTTTCCCTCTGGCATGGCAGAACGGCGTTATCATGGAATGCGCGTTCGACAGCAGAACCACCGTGAAAGGCGAGGATTACTGCTATCTGCAAATCCACAAGCGAAATGAAATCGGTTTTTACGACATCGAAAACCGCATTTTCAAAATCACAAATGAAAGTTTGTTTGAAGAAAGCCTTGCAAGCGTGCCGGGGTTTGAAAAAATTCCACCTGTTGTGCATACCGGTTCAAACAAGCGGCAGTTTGTGATTGATCGTTTGAACATCGCGAACAACTTTGATTATTACATTCCGCTCGGCATTCCGGTCTATGCAAACGCGATTGACGTTCTGAAAGGCGTTGATATCGCATATGACAGCTATGTAAACGAGTTCCTGCTCGGTAAAAAGCGCATCATGGTAAAGCCGGCTGCGACGAACTACCTTGACGGCGAGCCGGTATTCGACCCGGACGAGCTCGCATATTATGTGCTGCCGGAGGATACGCAGGATGGCAATATCATTCAGCCGATTGATATGACGCTGAGAACCGGCGAGCACAACCGAGGCATTCAAGATCAGCTGAACCTACTGTCAACCAAGACAGGTTTCGGCGAGAGCTATTATCACTTCGACGGCGCAAGCGTTGCAACCGCCACGCAGGTAATCAGCGAAAACAGCACCATGTTCCGCACGATCAAGAAGCATGAAATCATCCTTGAGCAGGCACTTGTGGAGCTGTGCCGCATTATTCTGCGACTCGGAAATGATGCAATGAACGCCGGGCTGAATGAAGATGTGGAAATCAGCATTGACTTTGACGACAGCATCATCGAGGATAAGGGCACGGACTTCACGCGAGACATGCAGCTGCTTAACGCAGGCATTATGAACGACTGGGAATTTCGCGCTAAGTGGCTCAATGAAGATGATGAGACGGCGAAGAGGATGTTGCCTAAAGCGCAGGATATGACAGACGAGGGGGAAGATGAGATTGAATGAAGTATCCAATCACACCGGAATACCTCGACGCAGCACCCGAACCGATTGCGATTGCAATGCGAGAGCTCGAAAAGGACATCTTGCGCGAGATATGTTCACGCTTTAAGCTGACCGGCGAGCTGAACGAAGTCACCATAAACGACATTCGCGCGCTGCGTGCGCGTGGTCTGGATATGGAGACCATCGAACGAATGATTGCAAAGCACAGCAAAGAGACGCTGCCACAGGTGCAGGAAGCACTTGACCGTGTTGTTGAATACAACCAGAAGTATTACAACGAGCTTGCAAGCAAAGCGAGCGTTGCTGAACCGCTTTTCTGGGTGACGGCTGCGGATATCGCGCAGATACAGTCACAGACGCTTGACGGATACCGCAACATTACACGCTCTCTCGGTTTTGCACTGCAAACAAACGGAAAGGTTGCATTTCATCCGATTGCAAAGGCGTATCAAGCCGCCCTTGACAAAGCAGAAGTGAAAATGCAGTCCGGCGCGTTTACGTTGCAGCAGTCACTTGAGGATGCAGTTAGAGAGCTTGCAGACAGCGGCATATACACGATTGACTATGCGACAGGGCACAGAGACCATGCAGACGTTGCAGCGCGCAGAGCTATTTTCACGGGGCTAAATCAGCTCACCTCGAAATACACAGAAACGGCTGCGGAAACACTGGAAACTGACCTGTACGAAATCACCGCCCATCGCGGCGCGCGTGATAAAGGCACGGGATGGAAGAACCACAAGGCATGGCAAGGCAAGGTTTACAGCACGAAAGACGGCAGCAAATACCCGAATATTTACAAGGTTTGTGGATTGGGTGCTGTTGACGGTCTGGAGGGCGCTAACTGTAGGCATCATCGGCATGCGTTTTTAGAGGGCGTGTCTGAGCGCGTCTACACAGACGACGAGCTTGCGAACATCGACCCACCGCCTGTGGAGTTCGAGGGGCGCACGTACAGCGCCTATGAAGCAACGCAAATGCAGCGCAAGATAGAACGCACAGTGCGCAAACTGGAGCGCCGCAGAGCCGCGTACAACGCCGCAGGAATGACGGGCAAGGAAGAGCAAACAGGCATCCGCATTCGCCGATTGAAGAAAGAATATCGCGAATTCAGCCGGGCGGCGAGCCTGCCGACGCAGACCAACCGTATGAAAGTAATTGAATAAATGGCATCGTGGAAACACGGTGTTTTTTATTGCCAAATTGTCCGACAGGACGTTAAACAAGGAGACCACAATGGAAAACAACGCTACCAACACCAACGCGCCGGGCGCGGAAAACAACACTGCTGCACAGCAGGAAAAGACGTTCAGTCAGGCGGACGTAGATAAGATGATCCAGTCTCGCCTTGAGCGTGAACGGAAGAAAATGCCCAGCGAGGAAGAGCTGAACGCATTCCGCACGTGGAAAGACAGTCAGCAGACCGAGCAGGACAGAATGAACAACATCACCAAAGAGCGCGACACCGCAGTAAGCAACCTTTCGGCGGCGAACGCGAAGATCGAACAGCTCGAGCACGAAAGATACGTTTCGTCGAAGGGTTTCACCGGTGACGAGGCGGAATTTATCGCATTCAAGGCTGCGAAGATGGTAGATGACAAGACCACCTTTGAACAGGCTGTGGATGCAATCGCGCAGGAACGTCGGCCACGTACCTCGTTTGATTGGACTGCGCCTGTAGGCGATGGCAACCAGAAAAACGCCCCCAACGCGGCAATGAACGCGCTTATTCGTGGGGCAATCAAGTAAGAAAAGGAGCTTTTAACAATGGCAAATAACGTAATTGACCGCAATTCCCTTTCCGGCCTCATCCCGGAGCCGGTAACTCGTGAAATCCTTCAGGGCGCTGTTGCAGAGTCGGCAGTACTGCGTATGGCTCGCCGCCTGCCGAACATGACCAGCAAGACCCAGACCATGAACGTTCTGGATATGCTGCCGACCGCTTACTGGGTAAACGGCGAGGTTTCCGGCACTGGCGCGGCTGACTCCGCAGCGTACAAGCAGACTACCAAGATGGCATGGGACAAAAAGAAGATTTACGCCGAGGAAATCGCGGTAATCGTCCCCATCCCGGAGGCAGTTCTGGATGATGCGGATTACGACATCTGGGGTGAGGTTCGCCCGCGCCTGGTTGAGGCGTTCGGCAAGAAGATTGACGCTGCAATCCTGTTCGGTGCTGACAAGCCCGCAACGTGGCGTGATGGCGTTGTTCCGTCTGCAATCGCAGCAGGTAACGGCGTAGCGGCTTCCGCAAACGTATTCGGCGATATCATGGGCGAAAACGGTCTGATTGCAAAGGTTGAGCTTGACGGTTATAGCCCGAACGGCGTTGTATCCGCTGTACAGATGCGCGGCAAGCTGCGCGGCCTGGTGGACACCACCGGTCAGCCGATTTTTAAGACTGACATGCAGGGCGCGTCTCGCTACGCTCTGGACGGAATGGATATGTATTTCCCGAACAACGGCGCATTTGATCCGACTATTGCAAAGATGGTTGTAGGCGACTGGTCGCAGCTCGTTTATGCTATCCGTCAGGATATCACGTTCAAGATTTTCACCGAGGGCGTTATTCAAGATCCCGACACCAAGGCAATCCAGTACAACCTCATGCAGAACGACATGGTTGCACTGCGTGCTGTTATGCGTCTGGGCTGGGAGATTGCAAACCCGCTGACTGCTTACAACGAGGACATCGAGAATCCGTTCCCGTTCTCCGTTTACGGCAACGGCGGCAGTGTTTCTACCGTAGCCGTCAAGCCGTCTACCGCAAGCGTGGCAAAGGGCGGTTCTAAGCTGTTTACCGCGTCTGTAACCGGTGACGGCATTGTTTCTGACAATGTAACGTGGGCGGTTTCCGGCGGCGCAAAGGGCGGCACCAAGATTACGGCTGATGGTCTGCTGACCGTTGACAAGAACGAGAGCGCGTCCTCTCTGACCGTTACCGCAACTTCTCAGCAAGACGTAAGCAAGAATGGCACTTCTTCTGTAACTCTCGCCTAAAGGAGTAAAACATGGTAGAATACGCATTTTATAAAGCGACTTATCACGGCAATCAAATCACCGAGGACGATTTTCCACGTCTGGAAAGTCGCGCCGAAGCGTATCTTACCTATCTGACGCGCGGAAAGATTGATGATTCCGACGCAGCGAAAATGGCGTGCTGCGCGGTGGCGGAACAGTATCAGATCATTGATACGTCCCAAAACCGCGCGGCTTCTGCCGAGCAGGAAAAGCAAAGCGAAAGCGTCGGCTCGTGGTCGGTCAGCTATCGCAGTAGCGCAGAGATGGCACAGGATGCAAAGACGCAGTTACGCAGTGCAGCAGAAATGTATCTGGCGAACACCGGTATACTTTACCGTGGTGGGAGGTGTTGCAAATGCGATTACCTCACACTGTGACGCTGTTTCAGCCGTCCGGAAGAACCGTTTTAACCGGTGTGCTACTGGAAAGCACGAGAGGCACGGCAGTAACGAAGAACGCGCAGAACAGCGCTGATTCAGTCACTCTGCATATTCCTATTCCGTTCGATTTAATAGTTTCGCCGGAAAAGGATTATTTCGCGCGTGGTGAAGTCCCAGACGAAGGAAGTTACCAGAAATGCCGCGAAAAGCATGAAACATACCGCGTTACAAGCGTTTCGTTGTATGACTACGGCGGACTACAGCATTTGGAGGTGGGCGGTCGATGATCCGATACTCTCTAAACATCAAACTGCCGGATAACGTACTAAGCAAGCGCGTAGAAAAGGCGAATGCATGGCTGGTAGAGGAGATCATAAAGGACACCGATCAGTTTGTTCCTGCGCGAACCGGAGCGCTGGCAATGAATGTGCACCGACAGGGGAATACCATCGTTTATGCGTCCCCGTATGCGCGGTTTCAGTATTACGGCAAGGTGATGATTGACCCGGCAACCGGCAGTACGTTTGCACCCAAGGGCACACGCAAGGCATTGACAGATCGAAACCTCAAATACAGCAAGGGAATGCACAAGAATGCGCGTTCTCACTGGTTCGAGGCAAGCAAGGCGTTGAATGAAACGCGCTGGATGGAAGGAGTACGCAAGATTTTGACCGATGAGTGAGAAATTGAACACGGTAACAGCTCGTGAACAAGACGGTGTTTCACGGGCTGTTCTTTTATGGCTGAAAGGCTATGCTCCCGAAATCGAGTTTGAATATCTCCCGCCGGAACGGTCAGGCATGATGCTTACCAGTGTACAGAGCGCGTATAAAACCGCACAGTATATTGACGGCGGATATGCTGCACAGTACCCGTTCGGCGTGATGTATCGCGCCCTGCCGACCGACAGCGAGGAACGTCTCGACGTTGAATCCTTGCTGAATGAGCTGGGAGCATGGGCGGAAGAAAACCCGCCTGATCTCGGCGAGGGAATGACCGTCACATCTGTTGAGCGAACGACCCCTGCGGGGCTTATCGCTCGATATGAAGATTTAACCGAGGATTACCAAATCCTCTTAACCATTAACTATGAAGTTGAGGTGTAAAAATGGCAACTGAAAAGATTAAACGTCCTCTGATTGCACACTTTCTGGATACGTCCGACAAGATGGGCGAGTATTCGGATGCAAAGTGGGCACGAATCGGCAAGAATGTAACCGAAGCATCTACGGACTACGGTGCACAGACTGAGACCGAGCAGGATATTATCTCTGATTCTGCAACTACTGAGATTACCGGCTATCAGCCGACCATGAGCGTTTCTCAGCAGTGCACCAAGGGCGACGGTGTGTTTGAGTTTATCGACAAGAAGCGTCGCGCTCGTGCTACTCTGGCAGATTCTCACGCATGGCTGCTGAACGTGGACATGTGGAATGCTACCAGTGACAGCGACACTGCAACCTACGTTGCAGAAGTACAGGAAGTATCTGTACAGGTTGATACCTACGGCGGCGCGGGCGGCGAATCTCCGACGCTGGAATATACGCTGAACTATGTAGGCGACCCGATTCCGGGCACTGTTAAGATCACCGGTGGCGCACCGGTATTCACTGCGAACGTATCCGTATAAGGAGGTAACGAGGAATGGATAGTATCCGCGTAAACAGCGGCGTAAAGGTTATTGAAGTCAACGACAAGGGAGAGACGATCTCCCTTCCGCTGTCTGATGATAGCTTTGTCAAAGGCTTTTTCGACCTGCTGAATGAAATCAAAGACAAGGCAACGGCTATTTCTGAGAAGAAAGGCGACGTTCTGGACACTCTGGACGATATCGTAGCGTTTGACAAAGACGTTAAGGACAAAATCGACGCGCTGATTGGCGAAAATACTTGCGCGAAGGTGTTTGGTGCGGTGCTTCCGTCCTCCGACCAGTTCCTTGATTTCTTCGCACAGCTTACCCCCATCATTGACAGCCACGTTGAGAAACGTGCAGCAAACATGAGCAAGTACAGCGCGGAGCGTGTCGGCAGTGTTTAACATGCTGCTCGACCGCCTGCCAAGCTCTTACAAGGGGTATCTGATTCGCACGGATTACAGAATCGGCATTCAGATTTCCCTTGCATTGGACGACCCGAATTTAAGCGATAATGACCGTGTATGGGTGGCATTATCCTTGCTTTACGGAGCAGGGATGCCACCCATTGACATTGCACTGGAAGGTTTGCAGTGGTTTATTCGCTGTGGCGACGATAGAGAGATTGAACCCGGCGGTAAACGCATGATGTGGTTCGATTTCGATTCTGCACGGTTGTACGCATCGTTCCGGCAGACGTTCGGCATTGAGCTGCACAAGGTCAATCTGCACTGGTTTGAGTTTATGGCAATGATGGAAAGCCTTAACGAAGATTCGGCAATGTCTCATGCTCTGCAAATCAGAGGCACGGACACAAGCAAAATGAAGGGAAAACAGAAACAGGAATACGAACGTCTCAAACGTAATTTAACCCCTGCACCCGCACTTTCCGAGGAGGAAAAGGAAGCGATTGACGCTTTCTGGGCGCAGATCAATTAGAAAGGCGGTGAATAAATGGCGGATGGCTCTATCAGAATCGAAGCTACTGTAAGCGACGAACAAGCGAAAAAGCAGATTGCACAAATGACGAAAGACATTGAAAAGCAATCAGCCGCCGTAGATAAACAAGCCGCAAAGGTACAAAAACTTGCTGAACAGTGGAACAAGGTAGCCGCTGGCGGCACGAAGGGCATTAAAATGCAAGCCGACCTTGCAGCAACGGAGAAAGAAGCCGCACGCCTGGCTGCTCGGTTGGATGAAGTAAACGCTGAGATTGAAAAGGCTCAGAGCGATTACAACACCAAACTGAAACAGGCGGCAACGGGCGCAATCCCACAGGAGGAATTCTCGGAATCGGCGCAAAAGCTGAATTCGCTTGTTGCTGAATCGGATAAATTGGGCGAAGCTCTGCGAAACGCAGATGATAAAGCGGCACAACTGAAACAACAGCTTGCCGAGATCAAGCAATCGTCCACGATGAGCAGCGCCGGTCAGAATGTACGGCAAAGCCTTGCCAATGAGACCACGCAGTTAGAGAACATGAAGGCCGGGCTGAAACAGTCCAAGTCGGAAATGAATGACTTCGTAAGTCAGACAAATTCCAAAATGGCTAAGCTGAAACGAGTTATTGCGGGTTTGGGCGCTGGCTTGAAAACGTCTGTCGGAAGTCTGCAAAATTTTCTCGGCGGCAAATTGGGCGCAGCGATTGACAAGCTCAAAGCCAAATTCGCCAATTTCGGACGTTCCAGCCAAAAGTCCATGAAGAAAGCAACGGGCGGCGTACAGTCGTTCGGTGTGCGTCTGCGATCTATCGTTGCGGGCGCGTTGTTCTTCAACTTGATTTCCAAAGCGCTTACGGCAATGGCTGACCGTTTGGGCAAGGCTCTGCTTGCGAACCAAACGTTTGCAAAGTCGTTTGGACAGGTGAAAAGTAACCTGCTGACGGCGTTCCAGCCTATCTATGAATCTATTATTCCGTGGCTGAATAAGCTGATGCAGGCTCTTGCACAGGTAACGGCGCAGATGGCGCAGTTTATCGCGTCTGTGTTCGGTACGACCGCACAGCAGGCACAGGAAAATGCAAAGGAACTGAACAAGCAAACGGATGCACTGGATTCCACGGCATCGTCTGCGAAGAAAGCTGAAAAGGCTCTTGCATCGTTCGATACAGTCCAGAAATTAACCAATAACAGCAATAACACGACCGACCCGAGCGCACCCAAGTTTGATACGGATTATTCCGCAGTAAAAAATCAGACACCGCAATGGCTCACTGACTTCTGGAAAGTATTTCAGGATTCGTGGGCGCAGTACGGACAGCAGACTATTGAAAGCGCAAAGAACGCTCTTTCTGCGCTGAAAGACATGGTTTCCGCTATCGGTCAGTCGTTTATGGCAATCTGGACGAACGGAACCGGACTTGAAACGCTTAACAACATTCAACTGCTGCTGCAAACCATCTTCGATCTGATTACCGCCATTGCAACGGCATTTACCAATGCGTGGAACACGAACAACACGGGCGAACAGATGCTACAAGCAATCATGAACTTGCTGAACACGATCATTCAGATTATCACATCTATTGGGCAGGCGTTCATTGCGGCATGGAACGATGGTAACGCGGGACAAATCATGCTGCAAAGCATTATGACCCTCATTACCACGGTGGTTCAGGCAATTAGCGCAATCGGTCAAGCGTTTTTAGCCGCGTGGAATGATGGTAATGCCGGACAAACGATGATAAACACCTTGATACAAATGATTACGGCGGTTGTAAACCTCGTTAATTCTATCGGTCAAGCGTTTATTGCGGCTTGGACTGATGCAGGATTAGGCGAAAGTATCTTCTCGAATATTCTTTCCATCATCACGAATATTGAGAATGCGATAAAATCACTGGCTGAAAACCTGCAATCTGCGTGGGAATACAACGGGAATGGCGTAGCTGTTTGGGAGAGCATCCTCAAAATCATTGATGATGTATTAGCCGGAATTGATAAAATGTCACAGGCAACGGCGGATTGGGCAAGCGGTTTGAATTTTGAACCTCTTGTCACGGCGTTTAACAATTTCATGGCAGCACTCGAACCGGTTGTAGACCTGATTATGAACGGCCTCGCATGGGCATGGGAGAACGTTTTACTTCCGCTTGCGAGCTGGACTATCGAAGAAGCTGCTCCGGCAGTTCTCAATCTTCTTGCAGCGGCGTTACAGGCAGTATATAAGGTAGTATCTGCGCTGGCTCCGATTCTGCAAACGATTTGGAGCATTATCAAACCTATCGTTCAGTTCATCGGTTTTTCTGTTATTTCTATTATCAAGGGACTGACAGATACCATTACGAAACTGGGTGACGCTATTTCCTTTGTCCTTAATCTGATTAGCAAAATTGGAAGTGGCATTGGAAGTGGTATTTCGTCGCTTGTTGGCGCATTGGGTGGCGGATTAAGCGCATTTTCGCTGGATTCTCCTACTGCTGCGTATGCACTTGATATCCCCGCCCTTGCAAACGGCGCGGTTATCAGCCCGAACAGCGAATTTCTCGCTCTGCTGGGCGATCAGAAAAGCGGTGTGAACGTGGAAACCCCGCTGTCTACCATGATTGATGCGTTTAACGCGGCACTGGACGCACGCGGCGGCACGGGCAACAGCAGTCAACCTATCGAGCTTTACATCGACGGCGCGAAGTTTGCACGCATTACCGGCCCGTACAACAGCGGCGAAACGCGGCGGCGCGGCGTGAGCCTTGTAACAGGAGGTGCATAAATGGAACTTACCGTAGACGGCAAGAAGTACAGCGTCATTGTTACAGGACTTACCCGCAAATTTCAGGTGCTTGACGGCGAGAACGCAGAGCGAACGCTCAGCGGCGCAATGATTCGCGACATTATCGGTACGTTTTACAACTACGAGATTACGATTCTTCCCGCAGTTGGCAAGTACGGCGACTACGATGCGCTGTACGAGGTTCTGAGTGCACCGCAGGACAGTCACAGAATTGTTGTTCCGTATGCACAGAGCACGCTTACGTTTAACGCATATGTTACTGCCGGACAAGATAATCTCATTCGCAAGAAACCCGGAGAAGCATACTGGACGGGACTTTCCGTGCAGTTTATCGCAATGGCACCGCAAAGGACGTGACACATGGGAACAAATACAATCACATATCTTGATCGCACGTTCGATGCGCACGATGTAATCAGCGGAAATGCGTACTATGCGCGTCCGCTGAACAGTGCCTCGCTGGAAATCGACACGTTTTCCTTTGATGTGCAGTCGGATGATACCAGTTTAACGGAGTTTATCCGTAACACCCCACTGACTTTCTACCATGACGGAAATCAGATGGGGATTTTTTATGTGCAGACAATCTCACGCACCTCTATCAACACCTATCACTTTACCTGCACCTCGACCGTTGGCCTGCTGGATGAAACCTACCACGACGGCGGTATTTATACCGGCGAAACCGTGCGCGAAGTGTGTACGGAGATTTGCAAGCCGCTGACCTGCTATGTGAAGTCGAACATTGCCAACATCAAGCTGTACGGTTGGCTTCCTATCGCAACTCGGCGCGAAAACCTTGCGCAAGTGCTGTTTGCTATTGGCGCAACGCTGAAAGTGGACTACAACGGCGCAATCCGTATCGAGGGCTTGTGGGACGGACAGTCGAGCGAAATCACCGCAAGCGAAATGTATGCGGGCGGCTCGGTAGAATATGCAACTCCGGTTACGGAGGTTATCGTAACCGAACACGCCTATTCGCAGAGCGCAACGGAAACGACAGAGCTTTTTAAGGGTACAACGTCGGCAGGCGACAAAATCACCTTCGACGAACCGTGCTACGACCTCGCGGCATCCGGTTTTTCCGTGCTTGATAGCGGTGCAAACTGGGCAACGGTTTCGGCAGGCTCTGGCGTGCTGACGGGTAAAAAGTATACGCATGTTACCCGGCAGGTAATGCAGCAGATTAAACCGAAAACACGCGAACTTGTTACGCAATCCGATAATACGGTTAAGGTAGAGAGCGCAACGCTCGTATCTCTCGTAAACGCGACGGCAGTCGCAGAACGCCTTGCTGAGTATTACAGCCACAACGAACGCATCAATTACAAAATCGCAACCAAACGCGAAATCCCCGGTGATGTAGTGAAGATTGCGCATCCTTACGGCGGTACAGTCTCCGGCTGCATTGAAAGTGCGGATATTACGGTATCCGGCAAACTCGCGGCAGAGGAAAGTGTGCTGATTGATTATTTCCCACCGGACATTGGCGCGCAGGAATATTACGACACTGTGGAGGTGTTGACACAGAGCGGCACTTGGACGGTGCCGGAAAATGTGACGAGTATTCGTGCAGTGCTGATTGGGGGAGGGTCTGGCGGTTCGAGCGGATGTGAGGGCGAAGATGGCAAGAACGTGTACAACGGCGGCGCAGGCGGCAAAGGCGGCATAGCAGGCGCAGGCGGCGCGGGTGGAAAGGTTTACAGCGTTGAAATGAATGTTACGCCCGGAACGGATTACGCAGTGCAAATTGGTGCAGGCGGCAAAGGTGGCGTATATTCCGCAGACGGCAGCGTGGCCGGTACGTCTGGCGTGCAAACAAAGTTCGGCTCGCTATCCTCTGAAAACGGCTCATCTTCCGATATTGGTTTTGCAGACCCGGTCCACAAGCAGTTTTACGCTCAAGTCGGAGACGACGGCATCAAGGGCGGAGATGGCGGCAGCGGCGGCGAAGCGAACTATACAAGCAATGATAACAAGGTTCGTGCAGGCAAAGACGGAGGAAACGTCCTCGGCTACGCAGGTGGCAAGGGCGCAAGCGGCACCGTGTATAAAAGCGGCATCAGCACAAACGGTCAGATTGGCGTTTCTGGCGGAGGTGGCGGTGGCGGTGCCGCTATGGGCAACGAGGGAGGAGATGGCAATGCCGGACGCTTGGAATGGACGAATTTCGACACGCATGAGCATAAAGGTTACGGATGGCTCGCAAAAGGTGGCTCTGGCGGCTCTGGCGGCAACGCAACTATCATTCCGAACATGCCGACCATGCTCGGCTGCGGTGGTGGAGGCGGCCACGGAGGCGGCGGCGGTGGCGGCGGCGGATTGACGCAAGCTGTATCCACGTGGAGCCATTCCGGTGGAGACGGCGGCGCAGGCTCCAACGGCGGCGACGGTGCACCGGGTTGCGTCCTTATTTATTATCGCCTGCCTAAAGCGCTTTCTGCTACCGGTGCAGTCCATGACAAGAACGGCAAAATCATTTCAGACAAATACGGAAGGAGGTTGGTTGTTTAATGGCTGATACTTATTACACAAGCCGATACAGCGGTGAGGACATTGATAATGCAGTCGATAAGGTAAACGACACCTCGGCCGGAAACGATGCACTCAAAGCGGCATTAGACGCACTGACTGCGCGTGTCGCGGCATTGGAGGGCGGCGGAACATGATTCTTTTCAACGATTGGAAATTAACATCAACTTGTGATTTCCTCGCTATGCAGTATGACAATCTCACAAGAAAATTGTCGGTACACGGTGATTTGCCCGCAGGATATGACTGGGATATGTTTGTAAGCGTCGGACCGTATTTTGACATCTTACGGCTTACTCCGGACGAAAACGGAGCGTCTATTGTTCTGACCGCCCAAATGCTTGCTATCTCCGGTGTATACACCATGCAGCTGCGCGGAACGCAAGGCGATAAGGTACAGCACACGAACAAAATCACGGTGTTTGTGCCGTCGAGTATGTCGGGAGACGCGCATTGGGCTGAGATTCCAAGCGAATTTACGGAGCTGGAAAAGCGTATGCAGCAGCTTGCAAACACTTATCCGACCGTAGGTGAAAACGGCAACTGGTTTATCGCTGGTGAAGATACTGGCGTTCCCGCCAAGGGCTTAACGCCTTTCATCGGAGACAACGGTAACTGGTGGATTGGCGAAGAAGATACCGGCGTACCTGCATCGGGCGGTGGGCATGGCAACGTGTTTTCAAATGATGTTTCCGCTATTCGCGTCTTGACCCGTGCAGAGTATGACACAATCGAAAAGCACGATGAAACTGTGCTTTATCTGATAACGGGGTGACGGAATGTATATCGGAGACAAAAGCATTATCGCGTATTTCTTAGGAAAGATGGGAATTTACGAGGCGTATTTGGGCGAGGAATTGCTCTATCGCCGCAAGAGTTCCTACCTTTACCTTGAATTAAACACAAAAGGAGTGTAAAACATGGCATCTTTCTTTAACTTAACGCTGGATACGACCGCGCCTGCCGGGCTTACCCTCAAACTGAACAACGGTGCTGCTTATGCAACCAGTACGTCAGTAACGGCTACGATTGGTCTGACGGACAGCGTAACAACCGGCTACCAGATGAAGATTTGGGGCGTGGCTGGTGCAGCAACGGAATCCGAAGCTGCATGGGCAACGTTTGTAAAGTCTAAGGCGATCACGCTGACCACTGGCGACGGTCAGAAAACCGTATCTATTAAGGTACGAGACGACGTAGGCAACGAAACCGCAATTGTTACCGCGAAGATCACGCTGGATACCGCTGTTCCGGTTGTTACGATTACCGGCCCGGACAAGAGCAAGATTTCTAAGGTGGCAACCTTCAACGTATCTGCGTTCTCGTTCTCTGCAAACGTGGACTTCGAGGAATACAAGATCAAGGTTGTTCCGAGCGAATCCAGCCTTGAAAATGCCGGTACGCAGATTCCGGTTACTGCCGGTTCTACCAACACCAGCGGCACTGCAGGTGGCTACAAGGCCGACACTGCAATCAATGTCACTATCAACGGCGCAGACCTCGAAACTGCATCCGCTGGCGACGGCGTGAAGATCGTCAAGGTGTTCGTAAAGAACGCCGCCGGTACTTGGAGCGTGGCGTAAATGGCAGCTCCGAATCTGACTTTTTCCATCACGGGAGAGAGGATTTCGGCGGTTTCTGGCTTCGACAAAGTTATTGTTGCATTTCAGTCGGACATTCCGTACAAGGCATTTGAATGTCGCGCGACAAAGTCGGACGAGGAATGGGGCAGAGGGAGAGGGGCGCTTATTGCGTCCTTCTCTCAAACCCCTGCTGCAACACAACGACAGTTTGAAGTCTACGACGATTTCTTGCTTTCCGGTGACGGCATTTACCGCATTTCTCTGTACGCACAGGGTATGGATGGCAGTTGGAACGACAACTGGGGCTTTATTCCGTCTGACAGCAGCGAAACCATGCTGGACGCAGACGGAAACGAGTTTCTTTGCATGAAGGAGTGATGGTGGCATGGCTTACAATTCCTCGCACACCGGCGCACAGATTGATGATGCGGTCGGTAAAGTAATGGAAAAGTCGGGAACATGGGATAACAAGCAGGACAAAATCAAGGTTGCTGGGGTGCTGAAATGTGACGGTAAGGGTGCTGTGAGTGCGGCTCCATATGAGGAATGGACGTTTACGCTGAAAGATGGCAGCACCGTGACCAAGACGATCGTTCTGGGGTGATGAGCATGAATTTTTCCACCTTAAAGGAGCTGAAAATCCCCGAGGGGAATGTGACGAAGATCACGGATGCGAGCGGCAAGGTGCTGTGGGAAGCTGAGCCGACTGCTAATGTATTCGGTGTTTGTTGGGATACGTTCAACAGCAGTACCGCGCTGACGCGCTTAACTCCGAGCACTGACCCTTACGGATTGGTTACGCAGTCGGTGACAACTGAGCCTGTTCCGGCGGTTGGTACTGGTTCGGGAAGTAGTCCTTTTGATAGTTATGCCCCGTGGAGCGGGATGCAAAAAACGACTATAGACGGTAATATCATGGTGTTTATTCCGACGTTTTACGTTGCGTACAAGGAAAGCGGCCCAGAGAAATATTTTTATATTTCGGACAAGGCGAAAACCGGATTTGCTAAACACCCCGGCTCGGGTAAATATGTCGGACGTTACCACATGAATATCCGCGGTAAGAGTATGAGCGGCGTCAATCCGCTTGCAAAAATTACCCGAGCAACAGCGCGAAGCAAGGCGAAAAGCCTTGGTTCCAAGTACCATCTGTACGACTTCGTCACCTACTGCGCGATCATCTGGCTATACATCGTGGAGTTTGCGGACTGGAACTGTCAGTCGAAAATCGGACGCGGCTATGTTGATAAAAACGGTTATGCACTCGGTTCCGGCCGCACGGACAGCATGACCTTCCATACCGGACGTACAAGCGGCACAGACGGTGAAACCACAGTGCAGTACCGCTGGATTGAAAACCTCTGGGGCAATGTATTCCAGTTTGTAGACGGCTTTAATGTCAACGACGCGAAGGCTTACTACTGCACTGACCCGAGCAAGTACGCGGACGATACCGCAACCGGCTACACCAATATTGGCACACTGCCTTCTGATGGCTACATTAAGGATTTGACCGTTACCGACAATGGTCTGATGATTCCCAAAACGACCGGCGGTTCGGAAACAACGTACATTCCGGACTCTATGTGGGTATCCTCTGGTTGGCACGTCTTGAGTGTTGGTGGCGGCTTGTTCTACGGTTCGCTTGCGGGGTTGTTCTGCTTCGGTACGACCTACTCCTCTTCGAGTTCGGGCTCAAAATATTCCGCGCGTCTAATGTGCGAAGCCTGAGAAAGGAGTGATCTAAATGAAGGTACACGGCGACAACAAGCCGGAGAAAATCTCCGCAGGCAGTATGCCAAACAAGCCCGGCAGGGGCTGTAAAACATACACGTAAAGAGAAAGAACGCGCAAGGGAGAATAAAATGAACAATGTAAACGAATTTAAGGCCGCTGTTGCGGCGGGCATTGCGGTGCTTACAGCGCTTTGGGGGTGGTTCGGCTGGCTGGTTGTGCTGTTTGTGGCAGCGATGGCGGCGGACTATCTGACCGGCACGGCGGCGGCAATGCAGAAAGGAAAATGGTCGAGTAAGGCGGCAAGGGACGGCATTTTTCACAAAGTCGGTTCCATCGTAGTGGTTGCAGTCGCAGGCGGCGCGGATTTGCTTATCGGTATGATTTGTGACCATCTGCCGGGCGTGACGCTTCCGTTTGAATATACGGTTCTGCTGTGCCCTCTGGTAGTAGTCTGGTACACGCTGACGGAACTCGGCTCTATCGTTGAGAACGCGGTTTCCCTCGGTGCGCCTGTCCCGGCGTGGCTGCAAAAGGCACTTTCCGCCGCAAAGGATGCAGTGGACAAAATCGGAGATGAGGAAAAATGAAAATCACTTTTAAGGGCTGTAACCCAAGCAACTACCGCAAGGGCAGAGAGTTCCCCGTGCACTGGATTGTTCTGCATTTCACCGCGAACAACGGCGATACGGCACAGAACAATGCAGATTTTTTTGCAAGAGAAAGCGGCTTGCGTGCCAGTGCTCACTACTTTGTAGACCCGAACGGCGTTGTGCAGAGTGTAAAGGACGGCGACACGGCATGGCATTGCGGCAGGGAACGCGGTGGCAGTTATTACAACGGCTGCCGGAACGCTAATTCTATTGGAATTGAAATGTGTAGCGTTATCCGAAACGGCGTGTACGTTATCCCGGAGGCTACAATGAAGCGTGCCGCAAAACTGACCCGTGAGCTGATGGCAAAGTACCACGTACCGGTATCGCGCGTGTGCCGTCACTATGATGTGACCCACAAGCAGTGCCCGGAACCGTGGGTACGCAATCCCAAGCAGTGGGAAAATTTTAAGAAAATGCTGACAGAGAAAGAGGTTGAAGATATGACGGAAGCACAGACCCGCGCAATCGCAAAGCAGGAGATCAGCAAAGCGGAAAGCGCAAAGAAAGTATACAACAGTGTTGCCGAATGCCCGGCGTGGGCGAAAGACACCGTGCAGAAGCTCGTGAATAAGGGTTTTCTGCAAGGTGACGATCATGGCAAACTGGCACTGACGACCGACCTGCTGCGCCTGCTGGTTATCAACGACCGTGCACACCTTTACGGCTAAGTTGCGGACGGACATAAAATATGGTATAATTCTATCAGGATTGAAAAAACGCATTGTTCCTGCGCTCCCCGAAGCCTTATGAACCTACATAGGGTATAGACGTAGAGGACGTGGGACGGTGCGTTTTTATAGGGTGCGAAGCGCGAAAGTGTGTCGCACCCGATTTTTTTATACAAGGGGAAAGATATGCGGTGACACCATAACGAGGGGATACCGCATGAAATTAACGGAATTTACAAGGCCGGAGGTGGAATACTTCCGGCGTGAGTGCAATTTTACACCAGAAGAACGCGCCGTGTTTGACCTACGAACATCGGCGCGCTCTATTACTCAGATTTGCATGACGCTGCACATGAGCGAAAGCACGGTGCATCGTCGGTTGAACAGCATCAAATGCAAAATGCTGCGCGTGCTGTGACAGCAAGTTGACAGATTTGTGACAGGTTTTCACGCCCGGCAGACCTTATACTGAAAGGGTAAGGAAGTGATCGCATGAGTTACGAACAGAGACTTGAACGCATGGGGTATGACCCTGAGTGCGCTCGTCGCATTGTAGCAGTTTACCGCAACGCAGGCAATACAGATTGCTTAGAGGAGTATATATCCTACAAAGAGGCGGTAAGTAAATCCATCAGCGAACACGTTACGGAGGTGCTGGGCTAATGGCATATCCTTATGGTTACACTGGCTACACGCCGCAGTATCAACAGCAGTACCCGCAACAGCCAATGCAGACACCAATGCAACAGCAGGTGCAATCTCCACAGCATATTGTACGACCTGTGGCAAGCGTGGAGGAAGCGCGTGCGGTACAGACGGACTTTTCCGGTGCGCTTACTATCATGCCGGACACGGCACACGGCGCGATTTACACCAAACAGCTTAATTTGCAAACCGGCTGTGCCGACTTTGTGATGTATCGCAGAGCGCAGGAGCCGGAAACGAATAAACCTGCGGAAATAGATTTGTCAGATTATGTTCCGAGAACGGAATTCAACGAGCTTATCCGACGGTTTAACAAGTTATGCGAACAACTGGGAGGTGCAAACGATGGTAAATAATCCGATGATGCAGGTGTTGCAGCTTATGAGGAACGGCGGAAATCCTATGGTGAGCACCCTAATGAAATCCATGCAGGGCAAGAGCCCGGACGCGCTGCGGCAGATGGCAATGAACATTGCAAAGGAACGAGGAATCGATCTCGATCAGTTTGCACAGCAGTTCGGCATGAACATCAAGTAAATATCCATTTTCAGTTTTGACGGAATCTTGACGAAAATCCGGCGTGAATTTGTCATGTTCGGAAAGCGTACGGTTCCGATCAAATATAACTGAAAAGGAGAATATAACATGGATAACGATTTTGCAACCGGCTATGCTCTTGGCAGTGACAGCGGCAACAACTCCGGCAACGGTATGTGGGGTGGCGATGGCTCTTGGATTTTTGCGTTTCTGATTATTGCACTGATTTTCGGCGGCAACGGCTGGGGCTGGGGCAACAACGGCGGCAACGGTGCAGGCTATCAGGGTGCAGTAACTCGTTCTGACCTGTGCAGCGAGTTCAACTTCAACGACCTGTCGCGTTCGGTTTTGGGCATCCAGAGCGGCTTGTGTGACGGCTTTTACGCCGTGAATAACGGCATGCTTACCGGCTTTAATACGCTCGGCAGCGCGGTTTCTAACGGCTTCCACGGTGTAGACAACGCAATTTGTCAGCTCGGCTACCAGAACGCACAGCTTATCAACGGCGTAAACCAGAACATGAACACTGGCTTTAACGGCGTAACTGCTGGCCTTACCGCACTGGGTACGCAGATGGCTTCCTGCTGCTGCGACACGCAGCGTCAGATCGAACGCGGTTTCTGCGACACCAATTACAACGCGGCAACCAACGCACGCGACATTATCCAGTCCACCCACAACGATACCGACCGTATCATTGCGCGGATTGACCAGATGGAAACTGCACGTCAGGCAGAGAAGATTGCGGCGCTCCAGACGGAGAACCAGACTTTGAAGTTTGCCGCATCTCAGGAAGCACAGAACAATTATCTGGTAAACGCTCTGCGCCCGGCTCCCGTTCCGGCGTTCCCGGTTCCGGCACCTTACCAGTTTTCCGGCTGTGGCTGCAACACCTGCGGCTGCTGAGATACGATATTCAGGAGGGGGAGCAATCCCCCTGCCTTTGATAGGAGGGAATAGTTATGGCTTGCAAGCCTGTACAAAAACTGTGTCCGAACCTGCGTATCTCACAGGGCGTGACTTACGCAAGCGGCGTGCTGACGGTGAACATTCCGGCGGGAGATTACCAGAACGGCTGCGTATACGGAATCGTAATCGCTCAGAACATTCCGAGCACAACGATCATCGGCGCACCGGTAGTAATCACAATCGGCGACGGAACGGTAACGTATCCGCTGCTGAAATGCAACGGCGCACAGGCGACAGTGTTTAATCTGGACACCCGTCACAAATACCTGTGTCGCGTTGTCACTTCGTCCAGCGGCGGCAGTTTCCGAATGCTCGGTAATTCCTGCTGCTCTCATTCTGACACGCTGCGGTCTATTAACGGCACCGCGCCGACGGCGTAAGGGGGTATCATCATGAAACGAGGAACCCGAATGCTGTTGATGCAGCACACCCGCCGAGAGAATGCTTCGCCGGAGGAATGGAGAATCCGCAAGACGTATCCCGAAGATCGCCAGCATTACGGCGTGCGGTATCGGTACAATCATATTGAGCCTTACGGTTACTATGACGAGCGTATTCACGGCGGCGAACCGGAGATGCGGAATTATCGCCGTTATTCTGACGGACGCTTTGCGCCGAAAAGCAGCATGGAATATCCGGAGTATGACGAGTACCCCGATTACGAGGACGAGATGCGCCCTATTGGCTTTCGTGACGATGATGCTTACATGGGGGATACTTCTTATGTAGGTGACAAGACGCACGGTTCTGAGCGCACTATGGGCTATGCGTCCAGCACGCACACCGGGCGTATGACTAAGGACATGGCGGACGAATGGCTGCACAACATGCAGAACGCCGATGGCACGACCGGCCCGCACTGGACGTTTGAACAGTGTAAGCAGGTAATGCAGCAGCACAACTTGAATTACGACCCGGTAGAATTCTGGGTGGCAATGAACGCTGTATACTCCGACTTTGGCAAGGTCAACGAGAAACACGGCATCCGCAACATTGATTACTATGTTGACGCTGCTTGTGCGTTCTGGCTCGAAGACAAGGACGCAGTGAAAAATAAGGAAGCGGCATACTATCGGTATGTTGTGAAGCATTGAATGAAGGGAGGGCAAATGCCCTCCCTTCATTGCGGTGTTGAAGTCCCACGCTATCTGTGGTACAATGTATAGGTCAAGTGGGACTAAACATGGGACTAAAATTTTTGAAGTGTCAAAAGTTCAGACATACTGTGGGGTTTCGAAATTTCACCTCGTCCTTGGTAAGGATGAGGTCACCAGTTCAAATCTGGTTAGCAGCTCCATATTAAAAAGCCTTGTTTCTTTGGCAAATCCATTGAAACAAGGCTTTTTTGTTATTTTATACGGCTTTGAGCACTGCTGCACGAAGTTCTTGCAGCTCTCGCATAATGTCAGCCATAGGCGTTTTTTGCACTTCGTTAATGGGACTAAATGTGGGACTGAACAAGGCGGCTAATTGCTCACCTGCACGCTCAATCATATCCTCGCCGGTGTGAGTGTAAATCTTGGCGGTGATCTCTATAGATGCGTGTCCCATGAGTTTACTTGCGACGTTGAGCGGTACGCCCGCACGCTCTAAATCCGTGCAGAACGTGTGGCGCAGATCGTAGGGAACGATAGGCGGCATCTGCTCGGCAATGGGTGAGATTTTCCCCGCCGCGATCAACTCACGTTCGATATCATCCATAGCGGCGCGGAAACCCTGCCACATGGCACGCATGGACTTATCATCGTACAAGTGCCCGTTACGCGGAAAAACCAATTCACCGAACGAGCCGGCTTTCGGCAGGACTGCGGCAAGCTGAGGTATGATTGGGATTTTGCGAACGCCTGCGTCTGACTTGGGGTATTTCTCGGCGCGGGTGTCCCGGTCGTATGCCTTGTCAACAGTAATCATACCGCCTGTAATATCGGCGTATGTCAGCACAAGGCTTTCCGCCGGACGCAAGCCACTATACAGCAGAGTAAGCACCCACGTCCCCGCAGGATGCGTCTTTGCAGTTTCCAGTAAAATAACACGTTCGCGGTCTGTAATGCTCCTGTGGCTCTTCTGCTTGCCAGTACGGGGCATCTTCAAATCTTCCGCAGGATTATTGACGCACAAGCCGTTCTGCTTGGCTGCGCGGAACATCTGTTCGATGGCCTGCTGCACCTTCTTTACGGTGTCCGGCGCACGTCCTTCCGCAGAGTTAAGCGCTTCCTGACAGTTCAGCGGCCGCACTTTGCTAACGGGGATATCCCCAATGTAGGGATAGACGTAGTTCACAAGCCGTCCCTCAATCAGCCTGCGCGTGGATTCCTTCACGCCGGACTTGTAGGTTTCTACCCAGCGTTTCCCCCATTCCTTTACGGTAACACCGGCTTCAATGAGTTTACTTCCGGATTCGATCTCTGCGCGTTTTGCCCTGATTTTCTCGTTGAGTTCCTTTTCGGTTTTTGCTCTCAGGTCGTAATGCTTTCCCATATACGTTCCGGTCTCACGGACAAAGCCGCGAGGGTCTTTTTTTCGACGTGGCATTGCATTTTCCTCCTATTTTCGATATAATAAGAGGGTAGAATTCCGTTGCGCAAGATTTCTACCCCCGTATAACGTCCGCCGGTTGCCGCCGGTGGGCGTTTTTTTATGCCCAAAATTGTTTTCCGCATTTCAAACAAGTAACGCGGACTTTTTTCGCGCCCTTGTTTCCAGCTACGGCACCGATCAATCCCAGCCCCAGCGGCGCGGTCACGGCTGCGCCTACCACGGCCTTGCCGATGCCGAATCCCTTCTTATGCGCAGAAAGGGAAGTGGAGCCGCAACGCGGACAACGCGCTTGTGCGTTCATTTCTTTTTGCTGTAGTTTGTTCGCCTTTTTCAGTTCGGAAAGCTGCGCCTTTTGCAATTTAACCGAAGGGTCGTTCACTGCTTGCACTTTTATGATCTTCTCAATCGGTGCTTCAATCTGACGCTTCATGCGGATTGTGTCCAGCATTCCGTACTCTTTAGGCTTTACGTTATCCTCGATATAGTCTAACGCTTTACCGATAGTGACAGAATCGTAATCGGTGCATTTGCGGAAGAATGCAGACATGCCGGTTCTGTCCTTGTAAACGCCGTAGATCGTGGAGAGGTCGATTAAATCGCCCTCTTTATCGTAATACTCGTGCGTTTCCTTTGGGGCAACGGTTTGTGCAGGTAGTTGTTCACCAGCCTTTGTTCCGCAGTTCGGGCAAAAATTTCCCTCGAATTCCGTGCCACAATTCGTGCAAAACATAATTTCACCTTCCCTTTTATTTGCTTCAAAATTTGAGGACTAACTCGATAACGAAACGTTATTTAGTACCACTTTAAGGCCGTAACAAAACGTTACACCCTTTTTATTTCGCTTATCACTTCCACGGCAGAATAAACGGTTTTATAATCCGTCCTCCGTGGTAGTTTGGTTCCGGGTCTATTGGTTCTTCAATCGCTATTGTAGTATCTGGAATCGTAAAACCGAGACCGCTTAGTTCCTCTACCAGCTTTTGATATTTGGCGGAGTTCTGATTTTTCATACGAGTGAATCCGCTGAGAGATTTAGGACATAGGTCAGGAAGAAGATATCTTACACGGTAATATATACTGTGATTTAACCTACGCTCTTTGTCGTTACGAATCCTGCGCTGCAATTCGTTGTATACTTCGATCTCGTCTTCGTCTCGATCATCAACAAACGGCCTCCAGCTTGTGTGAAGCATAGGCTGTTCTTCGCCTTTATAATAAATCCTATCTTGGTTTCTGTCGTCGAAAAAGACTATAGGGAATCGAACGAACGCGCCGTCTGGCTCTACATATCCGGTCTTTAGGATGAATTTCGGGAGCTTAGGGAAACGCCAATCATTTCCGTGCATGGTATACACACGCCCTTGATATTTGGCAGACACTGCACTTCTTCCGTTTTCCCATGGAATCAAAACAAGATCTGTGCCCATATCCAGACAGTTGATTTTTACCTCATTGTAGATGCGGGTTCTGAGTGCAGCGCCAACCGAGATTTTATTTGAGTTTTCCTCGATTTTATGCTGCCACTCTAAGGCTTTGGAAAATCTTCCGATTTCCTCGTACCATTGCACGACGCGGTAGAAATCGTTTTCACTCCAACCGATGGGCGATTCAAACATGATTTCGGTTGCTTTCTCTATACATGCAAGTGCTAAGTCGTACTTTTCAATTTTCCACAGCCTGCTTGCATGCATCCTTAGAACATATTCCAACGAACCGGTGACACCTAAACCATCGTGCACCGATATTGAAGTGTCAAAAGTAGGAACCGGAATAGATTCAATGGACGAAATAGATGTTAAATCATGCGCTTCACCATCTACGGATATTCTTTCTGCATCGTAGATAATATCTCGATTGTCATAAAGAGCGCCAGCAGGTTTGGGAAAGATGAATGATATACGTCCATTGTAAAAGCAAACCTCGTAACTCATTTTGACACTCTCCCGTGTTGCATAAGTCCTGTTTATTGGACTTTACTTGTAATCTGAAAACTCGCCCTTGAATCGAACAAATGTTCGATATATAATATTGTCATAACTTGACGGACGGTTTTGCTTGATATTGCCTTATATTGGTAATACCATAGTATCAAGAAAGGCAGGGAACAAAACATGGAAAATAATAAATATCCAAACTATGAGGCATTCGCCGCCTATCTCAATACATTTGAAGAACCGGAAAAGATTTTATCCGGTCTGGTGGCGCTCTTGAAACCAAGTGAAAACTGCGTTGGCGATCGATCGGAGAAAGATTAAGTCCTCGTTAGACAAATCTTCGCCAGCAGGCATAATTCCAGCTGACACAAACACATCCATAATATGTTTTGCATTTATCTCTCTCGCTTTGGCTTCGGCCGGAGCGGGGGATTTTTTTGTTTCTGCTGATTGGTCATCTTCTATGCCGAGCAGGTAGTCAGTAGTGACATTGAATTTCTCTGCTATAGATATCAGATATCCAGAACCAGCTTCACGTTCACCGTTTTCGTATTTGGTGATTGTGGCATAAGGCTTGCCCAATTCTTCTGCAAGCCGTTTCCGTGTGTAACCGTTACGTTCTCGAACTTCTACAAGCCTTTCGGGTATTCCCATTGTTGCACCTCCTTACTATGGTTCTATTATATATCTGCTCTGTTTGCGTGTCAATAAAAAAATCACCCAAATTGGGTAAAAAATCTTTGTTTAACTGTTGACATTAACCCGTAATGGGTGTATAGTATAGACAGTGATTAACCCGTTTCGGGTAAATGGAGGTGAAAAAGTATGTTTCCGAATATTGATGCGGAACGAGGTCGCAACAATTTGAGCAAGGCAGCTTTAGCTCGTGAGCTTGGCGTTTCGTACAGCACGTTCAAGTCCTGGATGTCTGGCAAGACGGATATTCCGTCTTCTAAGATCATCGAAATGACACGGCTGTTTGGCGTCACTGCGGATTATCTGCTCGGTATCGACCGCCACGACAACGAGAGCGCATAAGCGGAGGTGAGATCAATGGATCCGGTACTGATGTCGCTTAACATCGCAACGATGGTTATTCTGGTTGTGCTGATTGTGCTGATGCGCAAGTGGTACAAGCGGTAGGGTGCAGGTCTTTGTATACCTGCCATGACAACGATGCGACAGACAGGATAAAGGCAAGCACAGCGAGGGCGGTAGTTATCCAATAATGGAAATTTTCTCGCCGTTCGAGCTTAGCGCGATGGGCGCGTTTCATTTCCCAATCGCGTAATTCAGCTTGTGTTTGCGCTTTGTTTTGCGGGTTAGTTGGACGAAACAATAAAAACAATCCTTTCTGAAATAGGGTGAAAGCAATGAATGTAAAAAGAGTTTGTTCATCAGGCGATTTTGGCACGGCGCTTGCTGGGTTCGCTTTAGGATTCGGCGTTTGCACACTGCTTTGCAAGGTCTACGACGTGTATATAGACGCTGAAATCAGACGAGCGTTTCCCAAGCGAAGAGAAACCCGATGATGTGCTGAATGCTCCTTTCTCGGCTATTATACCACGGTCGGGAAGGGGCGAACAAGCGGAGGTGATACCGATGTATATTCCACCTTTTGTTGCCGGAGTGCTGGCAACACTGGGCGTTGAAATGGCGCTGCTTATTGTGTGTGCGATGCTGCGTTGCGGCAACGATGATGATGAGAGATAACACACCATCAACACACTAAGCAACAGACTAATAACAAACCATCAACACACCAATAACACACAGAAAGCGGAGGGTTGAACGAATGACAGCAACGGAATTAAGCAACCGCAGGCGCACGGTTGAAGGTCGTTTACGCACGTTCGCAGGGTGCGAATATATTACCACAAAACAGTTAAAAGACTGGTTTGGCGTTAGTTATCGTACCGTGCAGAGGTATTTAGATGGTGTTCCGCGTTTAACTGGTGGTCGCTATCATGTGGCCGATGTGGCTAACCGATTGGTGCAGGCGGAAGCGTCTGCTTAACGCTCCAACAACATACCATCAACACACGGATAACACACGGATAACACACGGATAACACACAGAGCAACACACAGAAGTGTAAGAAAGAAAGTAACAAAGAAAGAAAAGAAGTATATATATATTCTCCCTACGGTCGAATATATATAAATTTAACTCTCTAAGAAAGAAAGAAAAGAATAACCCTCTCACTACGTTCGAGGGTTACAAGAAACTGCGAAAGGGGATTGAAACCAATGTACAAGCGTTATGGCTGGTTATCAGGATTTTGCTTTCTCGGAATGCTGATCAGCGGCGGCATGACCGAGAACGGAAGAATCGACTTGTTTTCCGGCGCGGCTATCATGCTGGCGCTGCTGGCTGTCGGCATGGTGAGCGCAAGGGCAAGCATGTTGCTTGCGGCATACGAGCAGCAGAAACGCTATCGCGGTCGTTGCCGCTGAGGGGAGAAAACAGGATATGACGGAAGCGAGAAGGAAAACGCTGAAAGTCAAAGACATGCAACGTCGAGTGATCGGCAAGGCGATGACGGCGGCTAAGTACGGCCTGCAAATGCGCGAGAGCGCGAAGACGATCAGCATGAGAACGGAGGAACGAAAATGACAAAGCACGAATATTTCCGACAGTTTAGCTTGCCGGACTGGGACAAGCGAGAAGTCCCGCAGGGGTTAGGCTGGTACTTCACCCAGTACAACCCGGAAACCTGCGAGGGCGAGGGATGGTTCGGCACCGAGGACAAGCCGGAGTATTCTTTCGAGGACAAAATCTTCGAGGGCGATGACGGCGAGCCGGTTCTCATGAGCCGTACTTGCGGCATCGGCGAGGGTTGTTTCTGGACGGAGTGGGAGGAGATCGAATGATTGTAAAAATCAACGGCTCGGTGTTTGATACTGAGCGGGTGATGCGGTTTGCACCGCGACGCAAGGGCGGTTTGGATTTTCTCCCAAAGGATGTTGTGCCGCTCTATGAGTTGGAGAATCAGGAACAGTCACTGCGTGAAGGAATGGACGAACTACCCGGCTCCAATGTCTGGACGGTGGACAAGATGGGTTGGAGGTTTTTGTTATGGAGCGACGATTGCGGCAACACGTTCCCGCAGTGTTTCGCGCCAATCAACGGCGAGCTGGAATACCCGCAGGAATGAGAAAAGCCGCTGACGGACGGCAATCCGAACAGCGGCAAAGAAAAATAGGTTTACGGTGATTATAGCACCGGAGAGGAGAAAAAGCAAGTGAAATGCTACAAAGGCTTTGACAAGGACTTGAAATGCCGTGGTTTTCAGTACGAAATCGGCAAAGAGTACGAGGAAAACACGGCGGATATTTGCCTCAAGGGTTTCCACGCCTGCGAGAACCCGATGGACGTATTCGGATACTACAACCCGGCAGATTCGCGTTACTGCGAGGTAGATTTGGATACTAACGAGCAGACTGAGGAGGACAGCAAGCGGGTTGGCAAAAAAATAAAGATTGAAACAGAGATTGGCCTTTCGGGGCTGATTCAGGCTGGCGTGAAGTTCATTCTGGAAAAAGTGGATTTTAAGAGCGCGAAAGAGAGTAACACGGGCAACCGGAGCGCCGCCACGAA